GATTAAAATGGCAACATACTACACGCTTGAACAGCGAATTATCGACTGGCACAAAGCGCGAAACCTAATCGAAGGGAGTAGCGACCATCAACAGTTTGAAAAGCTACTTGAGGAGGTCGAAGAGCTACGCCTTAACATAATGAACAGTCAAGACATTAGCGACGACGTAGGGGACATTATTGTCGTATTGATTAATCTATGCGCGAGGAACGGCTTAACGCTAACAGACTGCATGAATGTAGCCTATAACGATATTAAATACCGCACGGGCAAGATGGTGGACGGTTTATTCGTGAAGGATTTAATTGACGAGAGCGGAGTAATTCAAGATGCAGTTTAATATAGCAGGTATGTTTTTGAACGTAGAACCACGGTTCGGCCTTGGGTTAGACATAGAGAGCGTAGAGAGTCGACCAGTATGGGCGGAGGTGAACGGAGAAATTAAAGCGTACGCCTTTGACGGATTGGTATTGCTAATACCCTTCTTTATTGTTACACTAGGGAACGTATGGACGGAGGTAGAAGAGTAATGTTAGCTATATTAGGCACTGGCGTTATATTAGGTTTAATTTATTGCACTAAAGAGGTGTTAGAGGATGAGCAAGATTAAAGAAGAATTGATAGGCTATGAGCAGAACGACTGGATTAGTAATGACGACCACGTTAGAGTCGACGAAGTAACGGAGTACCTACTGTACGCTATGAGCGTAGCAGAGATGCAGCAGGTTGCTAAACAGCACATTCAACACGACCTGTACACAATGGCACGTAGCGACTTTGAGAAGGTACATTACGACACTATAGGAGTGAATAACAAATGAGCAGATGCAAAGCGTGTGACGCTATTATGACTGAATCAGAGTTAAAGAGAATTGACTACAACACTGGGGAGCATTTAGATTTATGCTACGAGTGCATGGTTGAGAGTGAAAGAGCAGTAAGAGACAGTGAAGTAGAAGAAGTATTGGATTTAAGTGAATTAGGGTTTGACATCAGTAACAATTAATGATATAATATTACTATAGTAAGTTATTTAGTTAGTGCAGTAGCAGCTTACTAAGGTAAACTAAAGTATAATTCAGCAACAATAACATAGAGAGAGAAACGATATGAGTCAGGTATTAGAAGGTACAGTAGCATTTGAGAACTTAACTGAGCATGAGATGTACAACGGACAGTCCACAGGTAAATACTCCTTGGTGTTGTCTTTAGATGAAGGTGATGCGGATAGCTTGGACTCCTTGGGTGTCAAACTTCGAGAGTACGAAGGAACAAAGCAACGTAAGTTTGCCAGTAAGTTTGAGGTCGGTATCCTGAATTCGGACGGCACACCATTCGCAGGTCGAGTACCGCGAGGTTCTAAGGTACGTATCCTGTGGCAGGAAGGCGCACCACATCCAGTACACGGCACTAGCACCTACCTTAATAAGGTCAAGGTATTGGAAGTAGCTGAGCAGGAAGAGGTAGCCGACTTCTAATGAAAACAGAGTCAACCTTTCTAAAGCATGAGCCATGTCCGTCATGTGGCTCAGGCAACAATCTAGCAAGGTACTCAGATGGTCACGCACACTGCTTCACAGCGGGATGTGGACACAGAGAGAGAGGCAACGGAACTGCCTCAGACTTTGCTCCAAGTCAACCAACCAGAGCGTATGAGATGACAGGAGTTATAGCAGCAATACCGGACAGGAGAATATCACAGAAGATTGCACAGAAGTTTGGTGTGACAGTTGAGTTCTCTCCGGAAGGTAAGATAGTAAAACACCACTACCCTTACTACGATAAGGACAGTAACAAGCCTACAGGGTCAAAGGTCAGGCAGGTAGAAACTAAAGGATTCTACGCCACTGGTAACTTTGATAACGTAGGATTGTTTGGACAGCAGGCAAGCAGGGACGGTGGGAAGTACATCACCATCACGGAAGGCGAAGCGGATGCCTTAGCAGTTAGTGAGATGTTCGACGGTAAATGGCCTGTAGTGTCTATTAGGTCAGGCGCAGCGGCAGCAGCTAAGGACATCAAAGCCAACTTAGACTGGTTAGAAACCTTTGATAACATTATTATCTGTTTTGATAATGATAAGGCAGGACAGGAGGCAGCTCAGTCAGTGCTTGGTTTGTTCACACCTAACAAAGCTAAGAACGTAGTTCTGCCCTTGAAGGACGCAGGGGATATGTTGAAGGCTAACAAGGTCAGAGACTTTACTGACGCTTGGTGGGACGCTAAAGCCTACAGGCCGGACGGCATTGTCTCAGGTTTGGATACATGGGATATGCTACAGGAACAGAAGGACGTGAAGTCCATTCCGTATCCTTGGACTTGTCTCAATGATTACACCCGCGGCTTTAGACGTAAGGAGCTAGTGACGATAACCTCAGGCTCAGGCATGGGCAAGTCACAGATAATGAGAGAGTTAGAGCATTACCTGCTACAGCAAACCGAGGACAACATCGGTATCCTAGCATTGGAGGAAGACGTACCTAAGACTACGCTAGGCATTATGTCGATTGAGGCTAACAAGCAGCTACACCTACCGGAGGTCAGAGGTGCGCTTGTGGAAGGAGAGGAACGAGGATACTGGGAGAAGACATTCGGCTTAGGCCGTGTTCAGTTACTCGACCACTTCGGCAGTACCAGTGAGGATGACCTGCTAGGACGCATCAGGTACATGGCTAAAGGATTAGACTGTAAATGGATTATCCTTGACCACCTCAGTATCGTAGTGAGTGACCAGAGCCACGGTGACGAGCGTAAGGCAATCGACAGCATTATGACCAACCTACGTAAGATAGTGCAGGAGACAGGCATCGGGTTGTTCTTAGTGTCACACCTGCGGAGGCCGTCAGGACAGAAGGCTCACGAGGACGGTGGTAAGATTAGCTTAGGAGAGCTTAGAGGGTCAGCAGCTATTGCTCAACTGAGTGACATGGTGATTGGCTTAGAACGTGACCAACAGCACATTGACCCTGACACACGGAACACTACGTGCGTAAGAGTCCTAAAGAATAGGTTTGTTGGACTTACAGGTGCTGCCTGCTACCTTTATTACGATAAGGACTCAGGCCGTATGATTGAAACAGCCTGCCCCACTGAAGGTGACTCGGAGTTTTAATGAAACAGATAGTCTTTGATATTGAAGCTAATGGCCTAAACCCTGATACGGTTTGGTGCATTATAGCCTACGAGAGAGAGGCTAAGGAGTACATTGAGTGGTCAGGGGATACCCTACCTAACTTCAAGGACTGGGTTAAGGAGCAAGGCGAGCTAGAGGTTATTGGTCACAACATCATTGGCTACGACATACCAGTGTTGGAGAGACTATTAAAGGTAGACTTTAGTAAGTGCAAAGTAACTGACACGTTAGTTATGTCCCGACTAGCGGAACCCTCGCGCTTAGGTGGTCATAGTTTGGAGAACTGGGGTCAGCTACTACATCAACCGAAAGGAGAACACAGTGATTGGCTTAATTTTTCGCAGGATATGGTGGAGTATTGTAAGCAAGATGTTAGGGTTAATGAATTGGTGTACCAGAGGCTACTTCGTGACCTTAGGGATTTTGGAACTGAAAGCGTTATGTTGGAAGGTCAGGTACAAAGGATTATTAGCAAGCAGATTGAGAACGGATGGCTTCTAAACCAGAGAGCAGCCTTTAACCTGTTAGGAGAACTGAAGGAAAAGAAGTTCGACTTAGAGGATAAGGTACACGAGAAGTTCAAACCACTACCTACATTTATTAAAGAGATAACACCCAAGGTTAAGAAGGACGGAACTTACTCAGTAGTAGGCTTAAAGTTCTTAGGTGACCAATGGGAGATAGCAGTAGCACCATTTAGCAGACTGGATTATCCAGAGTTTAACTTAGGCTCACGTCAACAGATAGGACGTTACCTAAAGTACTTCGGATGGCAACCAGAGACTTTCACTGACAAAGGGCAGCCAATCGTTGACGAAGGCGTTCTTAGCAAGGTGAAGGGTATACCGGAAGCGGAGCTTATTGGTGAGTACCTGATGATACAGAAGCGTATCGCACAGGTGCAGAGTTGGTTGGACGCTGTTAAGGATGACGGTAGGGTACATGGTTACGTGAATGCCAACGGAGCAGTAACCGGACGTATGACACACTCCAGTCCAAACATGGGACAGGTTCCGGCAGGTTATTCGCCCTACGGTAAAGAGTGTCGTGCAGTATGGGTTGTACCGGAAGGTTACAAGTTGGTAGGTATGGACGCAAGCGGCTTAGAGTTACGTATGCTTGCACACTACATGAACGATAAGGACTACACTAATGAAATTCTCACGGGAGATATTCACACGGCAAACCAGTTGGCTGCAGGCCTTGACACTCGAAGTCAAGCAAAGACTTTCATCTACGCTTTTCTGTACGGTGCAGGAGATGCGAAAATCGGAAGTATCGTCGGTGGAACTGCACGAGATGGTAGAAGACTTAAAGCGAAGTTCCTCAAAAATACGCCTGCTCTTGGAGCATTACGAGAACGAGTTGTTGTGGCTGCAGGAAGAGGCTTTGTT